TCATCATCTGTAGCTATTACAGACTTTGCTGATTTATCTTTTCAAAACGTAACTCTTACTGCAAGAGGAGCGTTAATTTACAATACGACAACGGACGGTGGATCAAACACTACTGATGCTGTTGCTGTATTAGATTTCGGTGGAGATAAGACTGCAACTGCAGGTACATTTACAATTCAGTTTCCTGCGTTCACTACATCTGCTGCGATTTTAAGATTAGCATAAGGATTAAAATGATATGGCCACTGGATGGGGACGAAAGACATGGGGAGCATCAGAATGGGGAGACCTTTCTGACGAGATAGTTTCCGTTAGTGGCATATCATTAACATCATCAATTGGTTCTGAATCGGTTACTGCAAACGCTGATGTAAGTGTTTCAGGAATCTCATTATCATCAAGTACTGGAACTTCAGCATTAATTAGTGACCCTGGACCAGTTACAATGTCTATTGGTGTTGGTAGCACCGTTGTTGGTATTGGAGTTCCTGTTACAGGAATTTCAATGACATCTAGCATAGGAGCCGCTACTGTAGATGAAACTACTCTTACAGGAGAAGGTTGGGGTAGAGGTGAATGGGGTGAGTTTGCTTGGGGTGATAATTTCTCAGTGCAAGTCACGGGACAATCATTAACATCATCGATTGGAAACGAAACAGCAATTACAGATGTAACTGTTGCTGTTAGTGGATCTCAAGCTAGCTTTACACAAGGTAGTTTCTCATTGCAAATTGATGGAGATGTAATTGTTTTAGCAGCAGAAGATCAATTAGATTTTACTATAGGTTCTAGCTCATTATCTGGAGACGCAAATGTTTCTGTCTCTGGAATATCTATGACATCCTCTCAAGGAACTGCCGTAGGAGGTCTAAAAACTCCTGTCGATGTAACGGGTAGTCAAGCGTCATTTACACAAGGAAATATTACTTTAATACAAAGCACAAATGAATCTGTAACAGGAATTTCTGCTACCATGACACTTGGACAACATGCAGAAATACCAGGTCAAATCATAGGAGTATCAGGACTTTCTATTACTTCATCTTTAGGAGAAGAGGGAGCTTCAGGAGACGCTTTAGTTACACCTACGGGCGTGCAGTTGACAGGTTCTATAGGTAGCCCTAATATTACTGCATGGGCAGAAATAGATCTTGGAGTATCTAATACTTGGACGACAGTTGATTTAGCTGCATGATTAATGTAAAATAAAAATTATTAAGGAGATAAAATTTTATGGCATCTAGTTATTCTACAGATCTTAAACTCGAATTAATGGTAACTGGTGAAAACGCTGGTACTTGGGGTGATAAGACAAATACAAATTTAAATTTAGTACAACAAGCTATAGCAGGTTTTGAACAAGTAACACTTTCATCTGGAGGCACGACTGCTTTAGTTATGTCAGATGGTGCCTTATCAAATGCAAGAAATCTTGTAATAAAATTTGCAACGATCACTGCTGGTGCATCAACTATTTGTACAATACCAGATTCAATTGAAAAATTTTATATTTTTGACGTAACAGCTGTTACGAACCCAACAAATCTTACAATCAAAACTGCTTCAGGAACAGGCTTTACACCTGATGCACAAAAAATTTACGCTGCTTACTCAGATGGAACAAATTTAAATGAAGTTTCATTAGACACTTTAGGTGGCTCAATAGGGACAGCACAAGTTGCAGACTCAGCAATAACGACTGCTAAGATAGCTGACGATGCTGTAACCTCAGCAAAAATTGCAGACGATGCCGTTGTGGCTGCTGCCATTGCTGACGATGCTGTAGGAACTGCAGCAATTGCTGACGATGCAATTACTCAAGCCTTAATTGCAGACGATGCTGTAGGTGCGGATCAATTAGCTAACACTTCTGTGACTGCAGGATCTTACACATCTTCATCAATTACTGTGGATGCTCAAGGAAGAATTACTGCAGCTTCTTCAGGATCTGCTGGAGGTGGCGGTTTTGAATTAAAAAGATTATCACAAGGACCAAGTTCAGGAACTCATACTGCATCTCCAAATGCTAGTTTTATAGGCGCATACCTCTTTGGAGGAGGTGGCGGAGGCGGAGGCGGTGCAAGACGGCCTGGCCCACATAGGGGAGGAACTGGTGGAGCGGGTGGTTATGGATATTACGGCTCACCTATTTCTCAACCTTTTTCACAACCATTTACAATCGGTGGAGGTGGATCTGGCGGAGGCGGAGGCTTCGACAACGGAAGTTCTGGAAACGCTGGAAATGCTACAACACTAACAAACATTGGAACTGCAAATGCAGGTGGTGGAGGCCAAGGTGCCTCTGGAAATAATGGTAGTACAGGAAGTGCGGGTAACGCACCGGGAGCAAGCTTAACTTATAGTCCAAGATCTTTCTTATTTGCATTTGATCCAGGTTCAGGTGGAAATCCAGGACAAGGAAATCAAAGTAGTACCATGGGACAAGGTCAAAGTGGTGGAGGAGGCCAAGGGGGTCTTCTTGCAGTTTTTGAAAATACGGGGGCATAATGGCATACATAATTTTTGATAAAGGATCTAATCAAATAGGAAGAATTGCAAAAGATCAATCATTTATGGAGAATAACAAAGGTTGGAATGATGAACATGTTGATGTTGTTGAAATAAGTGATACAGATTTTAATAATTTTAAAGAAGGAATTACAAATTTTGTATCGAGAGATGGAAACAATATTACTTGGGAAACAATAAACCCTCCTATAAAATTTACACATCAATCTGATTTGCAAGCACAAATTCAAAATATTGTTAATCACATAGACAAATGGTTTGAAACTGAAACTAATAAAGATAGACCCATGGCTAGTGATATTACAACTTATAAACAAGTCCTTGAAAATATAAATGTTTCAGATTTAATAACTGATCCAAGCGCAGATGCTACACAAGATGAATCATTTAATTATTCAGATGGTACACCTTTGAATAAATCATTGGAAAAACACGTTATAGATCAAGGGCAAACTGCTTTTCATCCATTGGAATTACTTTAATCTTTACTTAAAATTCTTAAATAGTATAAACGTTAGGGATGTTTGAGAAAGAAATTCAATTTATTTGTCACAAAGATTA